AGTCGCAGCAGAACCACTAAAGATGAATGCGGATATCCAAATCTATAATTCACAAGCTACAACTCTTGATGAAGAAATCAAACGTAAGACCGCACGATTAGACCAAATCATTTCCCTTCGTGGTCAACAAGAAAATCGTATTGACAACCTTATCAGTAAAAGTACCACGGGGTCTAACACCGCAATTCGGTCAGCACAAAGTAGTTTAGCAGAATTGAATAGAACGGCAACCACATTACAACGTGAAATCAATCAAACCTCTGCTCAACGTGATAGTTTGAAAGCACGTAGTTTGACAAAGGAAGTTGAAATCAACACCAACTCAGATATTGGAACATTCGTCTATATTTCAAAAGCTATTGGTGTAGAACTTGATACCGTAGTTAAATGGTTTATATTAATTATTGTATTGGTATTTGACCCTCTTTCTATCTGCTTGGTCTTGGCGTACAACTTCTTAGTTAAGCGTGAGGAACCGAAAGAAGAAATAAAAACATTTGCGGTGTATGATGAAAAGCCAGAGGAACCAGTCATCACGCAGCAATACCCAAAAGAAATAATAGATAAATTGAATAGTGATGACCCGTTTCCTCAATATATGACAAAGGAAGAAACCGAAGCGGTGCTAGATAACTTTTGGAAGAAAAAAACTAATATAAAATATAAAGATATTAATATCTTTTAATAGACCCCTTGACAAGATCCCCAATTCGGTGTATATTTAGCATACTACTTAATTGGGGGTTTTCGTGCCTATCAACGTTGGTTACTGCTGTATCAATAATACGCTCAACAAACGTGGTATCACTACGGGTCGTGCAATGCGTAAAGCAACCTTTGAAGCTAAGGGGTTGAAGTACGCATCTGAACTTGCACTTGCTAACGCTAATGACCTACTGACGATTCTAAAGTGGAACGCCGATAATGGTGTCAAAGTATTCCGTATGGGGTCAGGTATTTTTCCGTGGGGTACAGAATACAAGGAAACTCACCTTCCCGATTATTTTGCTATTGTAAGTAAGTTGAAAGAGTGTGGTGACTTCGCCAAAGTTACTGGTCAACGTATCACCGCCCATCCCGACCACTTTGTAAAGTTGGGTTCGGAGAAAGAGTCTGTAGTATTGAATTCTATCAAAGACTTGGAACTTCATTCTACCGTATTTGATTATATGGGATTGGAAACAAGTCCATACAATGCGATTAATATCCACGTTGGTATGAACTTCTCAGAAGAAACCGCTCAACGTTGGATTGACAACTATCGTCGGTTGTCACCTAACCTTCAGGCACGTATGGTGGTCGAGAATGATGACAAGGAATCGGCATTCTCTATCGTCCAGTTATTTACTTACCTACATTCTGAGTTGGGTATCCCACTCACGTTTGATTACTTCCATCATCAGTTTCATTCAGATGGATTGACTACCCAAGACGCAGCAGAACTTGCCGCCGGCACGTGGCCAGAGAGTATTACTCCACTTTTTCACTATAGCGAGAGTAAAAATGTTAATGAGAACGTTACGGGTAATCCTCGCGCTCACGCTGATTATGTGTTTTCTCGTATTGACGATTTTGGACTCACGATTGATGTTGACCTCGAAGCGAAAGCAAAAGAACTCGCCCTCTTCAAATACCGAGAATTAGTATGAATACACTACTTGACATTCTCGCAGGAATAGTATATTTTATTATATCACTACTGATTATTGCAGTTATCAGCATAGTGTATTTATTCTCAATAATCATTATAGTAATCAACGAACTTATCAACTACATCAGACGTAAACTTCAATGACACCACTAATTTCATTCGCAATTACGACACATAACGAAGGGGAATACATTCGTGACCTTCTCGACCAGCTCGTTCCGCACTGTGAACAGACTGGTGATGAGATTGTTGTGGTAGACGATAATTCTACCGATGTACTTACACAGAATCTTCTGTATGATTATGCCGACAGAGATATGATTCAATTATATAACCACGAATTGAATCACGATTTTGGTGCACATAAGAATTTTCTAAATAGTAAGTGTAATGGAAAGTATATCTTCCAAGTAGACGCTGATGAGAAGTTTAATAACAATCTTCTTACGTATCTCCACGATATTATTGACAACAATGATATTGATTTGTATTTGATTCCTCGTATTAATGTTGTAAACGGATTGACCGACCAAGATATTCGGGGATGGGGATGGCGAATTAATGAAAAGGGTTGGGTAATGTTCCCAGATTACCAAACCAGATTGTATAAGAACATTCCAGAAATCAAATGGGAAGGTAAAGTTCACGAACGTATAACTGGATACAAGACCACTGCTCCACTTCCAGAGGAAGAAGAATGGTGTCTATATCATATCAAGGATATTGACCGTCAACGCAAACAAAACGAGTATTATGACACAATTACACGCTAAGCAAGCACTGACATACGATGATATTCAACTTATTCCTGCATATTCGGGAATTGAATCGCGTCAAAATATTGACCTTACTACCAAACTCACTACTAATTATAGTATTAGGGTTCCGTTGGTTGCCTCTCCAATGGATACGGTTTGTGATAGTGAGATGGCAGTTGCTATGGCAGAACTTGGTGGTATCGGATGTATTCATCGGTTTATGACGATTGAGCAGCAAGCAGAGCAAGTTCTAAAGGTGAGCGCAACAGTAAAGAATCGTGATTGGTGGACGCCTCATGTTATGGCAGCTATTGGTGCAAATGGAGATTATCTCGAACGAGCAAAAGAATTAGTCAATAATGGAGTAGACATTATTTTAATTGATGTCGCACATGGATATCATAGTTTTGTTCGTGACGCAATTTCTAACTTAAAGAACAATTTGCCCTCGCACGTTGACATAATCGCAGGAAACATCGCTACTGCAAACGCAGCAGAAGCGCTTCAAGACTGGGGAGCCGATGGACTTCGTGTCGGAATCGGTGGTGGGTCACTCTGTACTACCCGTGTTAAGACGGGGTTTGGAGTTCCGAACGTTACCTCATTGATAGACGTATCGTCAGTAGCAAAGGTTCCTGTGATTGCATGTGGTGGTATCAGAAATAGTGGTGACATTGCGAAGGCGTTGGCAGTTGGTGCGAACACAGTTATCCTTGGGTCACTTATCGCAGGAACGAAAGAAGCGCCGGGTGCTATGATTGAGAAGGCAAACGGATTGTATAAGCGCTATCGTGGCGCTGCTTCTTTGGAAACAAAGAGTATCCACGGACAAGCAACTCGTAATGTTGAAGGTGAATCAACTATTGTTCCATTTAAGGGAAAGGTAAAGTTTGTGGTGGATGGACTTTTGGATGGATTACGTTCTGCACTATCCTATGCAGGAGCAGAGAGTTTACAAGAGTACTTCCCAGAATATGTGGTGGTGACCAATGCGGGTATGGCAGAGGCAAGACCACACTTACTGTAATCGGAGGAACCTATGAGATACTTCGCAAGTATAATCGTAGCACTGATGGTTATAATAGCAGGGTCAGTAAAATCGGTACATGTGCCAAATGGTATTGTTCGGTCAGAACCAACAGAATTAGAAAGATTTCTTGACCATATGGCAGAACGTGAGAGTGACAATACACCTCATGTAGTTAATAGATTTGGTATGATGGGAAAGTATCAATTTGACCCAAATACGATTCGAGTACTTGGATTCAAAGTTACCAGTGCTCAATTTCTAAAAAACGTACAACTTCAAGATAGTGTAATGGTTAGCTACATGCGAGCTAATAATATGTCATTGAATAACTTAATTGACCGATATGATGGGCGCGTATTTAAGGGCATTCGTATTACTCGGTCCGGAATTCTCGCTGCCGCGCATTTAGCGGGGGCAGGAAATGTAAAAAAGTACTTCTCTGACAATGATGCAAACGGTCGAACGGACGCAAATGGTACCTCTATTCGTAACTATTTAGAGGAATTCAATAAATACAAACTACGGGAAAGATTTTAATGCTTATTTTTTTGGTTGTGGTCTTGACAATTCTTGTTGCGTTATTATCTTTCGCAACATATAATATGTTAAGAAAAAATGAAGAATTAGAGGACGCTATTAATCAGTTTTACGGACGCACAAACGCCACCGTAAGACTTATGCGTTCTATAGATAATCGTCAAATGTTTGAGCGTGACGATGAAGTAGGAACGGTAGAAGTAAAATTCAAGGACCGCTTGATAAGCTAGCAGAAAACGTTATCAATCGGTTCAAATTTCCATATATGGAGGGTACCTTCGACGAGATTAAGGCGCAGGTAGTCTCTTTTCTTGTTATCAATCTTCATAAATTTACAGAAGATAAGGGAAAGGCATTCTCATACTTTAGTGTAATTGCTAAGAATTACTTGATTTTACATAATAATAACTCGTATAAGGAAGAAAAGCGGGTATTATACTTTTCAGACCAGACCGAAGATTCCTTTACACTGGAAGAAATGCTAATTGTAGAACCAGAAACACGTGATTCTACGGTGGATATGAAGGAATTCCTCAAATTATTAGTCCAATACTGGGAGTTCAACACTACAAAGATATTCAAGAAGAAACGTGATATCGAAATAGCAACCGCAATTGTCAAATTGATTGAACGAATAGATAATATTGATAATTTTAACAAAAAAGCCCTTTACCTTATGGTACGGGAAATGACCAATTATAAGACCGCCCACATTACCAAGGTCATTAATAAGATGCGACCCCACATTATACGGATGTTGGGGGAATTTCGTGTAAACGGACATCTTTCCGACCCATCCTCCTATTTCTCGTATAAAAGATAATTCTTATCTATTTATAATATAGGAATTTAGGAGGTTTCAATGGATATCAATTCAGAATTATATGATGGGAAAAGTCTGGCCGATATTTTCTCAGAAATACACAAAAATACAGACAGTAAACGAACCCAAATCAACTCGTTTATTATGAAAATGGTCCAACTCATCCGCACGCCAGAAGATGCTGCAGTGATTGGACCTATTGTGCAGGGATTTATCGAAGTAAATGTCAAGAATGACGAACATTTAGTCCGCGTTGCACAAATCGCACAACGTATTGTGTCTGTTGGTGTCAAGTCTAATGCATCTTTGGACGGTTTGTTGTCTGAAGAAGAAAAGAACGCACTTCTTGGTGATATTAAAGTAGAAATCCAAGGACTTCAAGAGGATGTGAAGGACTTGGATGACGTTTTTGCGAGCAGTAAAAAATGACGATAGCTCGGTATGGGTTTGATATCAACCAACCTGGGGCTTCTAGCTATCCAAGAATAGCTATTCGTCAACCATCTGCTTATAGAAGTGGATTAGTTGTTGACGTAATTACAAATGAAACACATAAAGAATATAGCGAAGATGGTAGTAACGTTGGGTATATTAAGTTTAGAGCAATCCCGTATGACCAGAACGAGGCAGAAAACAACTTAAACTGGATTCCGCCTATTGAGTCTAATATACAAGAGTATCCTCTTATAGACGAAATTGTTATGATTATGTTGGTAGCGGGGAAACCATACTATAGTAGAAGAATCAACACTACCAACAAGATTACTGACGGTTATCTATTAGAAATATCGACCAAATATGCCCCAACGCCAGCATCGGACGAACCTAATTCGGAAAACTCTCGTCTTGCTGCTAGTGGAGTCAGAACGGGAGAATTAAATAAACCGACTCCGATTGGTGCTTCTATTGTTAGTAATGTATACACCCTACCAGTTCGGTCATTTGAAGGTGACACGATTCTACAGGGCAGATTCGGAAATATTATTAGAATGGGGTCAAGTCAGTTTACTAATCCCAATAATACAGTACCCGATGCTAACATTTTAATAACAGCTGGGCAGTGGGAAACTCCGACAGAGTTATCTACTAGAACAAAAACAAGTTATTCTTTGACATATGAAAATATTAATAAGGATAAAAACTCTATTTGGATGGTAGTAAACGAAAAAGTACCGTTTTTGGCAGCAACAACAAAGACAAATTCTACCCAAAAGGCTCATTTACGGTCATGTTCTACCCCCACCGCTGAGTATACTGGGGCACAAATGTTTTTGAGCTCGGATAGACTGGTACTTAACAGTAAAAATAATGAAATTTCGCTCTTTTCTAATACCCAAATTAACCTGAGTAGTTTGAACGATATTACGGTAGATTCTGAAACTTCGATTAGAATGACTGCGAATAATATGGTATCTATTTCGAGTCCAAAGATATTTATAGGTTCGGAGAATGCTAACGAACCGTTAGTTTTGGGAAATAAGTTAGTGCAGTTTCTTAATGAGTTTGTAGCAGTATTTTCAAGTGTTCCTGCGGCAGTAATAACAACAGCGGGACCAGCACCATTTAATCCCGCGTTGTTAAGTCAGTTAAAAACATTACAGTCTAAGTTATCGGCAGCAGATTTTATAAGTAATGATAATTTTACAACAAAAACCAACTCAATTACCATTAAAAATACATCACAAAGTCAATTAATACAAAAACAAACGTTAGATGCTACACGGGCAGTCTTCCTAAGTTACTCGGTGAAGCTGTTGCAGAAGTAAAATCACTTCAAGAATCTACACCGACCGCAACACCAAAGTCAAAACTTTCACGTGCTCAATTAGCAGAAATGATGGGATTAGACCGGATAGGCGACACAATAGTTGCAACAACAGGAAAGGTAATGCCTACACCACCCAGAGGGATAGAAGAAGATAATCCTGCATTTCAAGCAATCAACAAGGATTATTCCGCTATGATGAAAGCAATGGGATTGAGTAAGTAAATATGGCACAACAGTATGTAGGCATAACCCTTCCCTTAAAAAGAGGAAACACGGGGTATTTTTCACAATCTACCACCATTCTAGAACAAACAAAGTCAAATCTTAAAAATTTGATTTTAACTAGAAAAGGTGAACGGGTCGGGTTGCCTACATTTGGTTGTGATTTGTGGAAAGTTATCTTTGAACAAATATCAGATGAAACCAAAGAACAAGCAAGACTTGTAATTATAGAAGCTATAGACAATTGGTTACCTTTCTTGGAACTTGTCGAATTCGACATCACAGAAAATACAGCTGAAAACCGCTTAGAACTTTATTGTTTATATCGGTTTAGAAGTAATCCAAACGTAACGGATTCGGTTACAATTGAAGTTGGGGGTGAGCAAGCTCTATCTGAAGTAAGCACATCCGACACATCAGCTACTACAATCCGAGGCCTTGTTCGAGGAACAGTGCCGGGTAGATAAATTTAAATTAGGAGTACTAGATGGCTAGTAATCAGAGTATAATCATACAACCACGGCCAAATGTCAAGAGAATTAATTATATTTCTAAGACATTTACCGACTTTAGACAAAATCTTATAGAGTTCGCAAAGTCATATTACCCAAACACATACTCGGATTTCAATGAATCTTCCCCAGGTATGATGTTTATAGATATGGCTGCCTACGTCGGTGATGTTCTTTCGTTTTATATTGATAACCAATTTAAAGAAAATTTACTTGCATACGCTGAACAAACTGAAAACGTAGTCACACTCGCTCAATTTCTCGGATACAAACCAAGATTAACAGCACCTGCTACAACCAGCGCAACCGTATACCAAATCGTCCCAGCTAAACTTACAGACGGGGTATATTCCCCAGACCCATTATATTTGTTAAAAGTTGGCGCAGGAACTATATTTACCACCAATGACCAAAGCCCAATACAATTTAGATTAATTGAGGATATAGATTTTAGTGATATCACGGAATCTAACTATATTATTAACTCATTGGCTGGCGGCTTACCTTCCACATTTATCGTAGAAAAACAAGCAAAGTTAGTTGCCGCCGTAGCAAAGACGGCGACTTTTAATTTTGGTACTGCCCAAAAGTTTACTACGATAACATTGCCAAATGAACCAATTATCGGAGTTGAAAGTGTAGTAGATTCTGATAATAATACGTGGTACGAAGTAGATTATTTGGCACAAGATGTCATTATGGATGACGTAGACGTAACAAATAATAATGAAGATGGCGTCATGCCAAGTGCAAAGTTAAGATTACGTAAGGTACCAAAAAGATTTACAACAAGAGTTAATAGAAATTTACGAGTAGAATTACTATTC